CCAAGGATTATGTAGCCGCAATGCACTTGATGCTTCAGCAGGATATGCCTGGAGACTATATCGTTGCCACTGGTGAAGACCATAGCGTTAAGGACTTTTGCCAAGCTGCTTTTTCCCACGTTGCGCTGAACTATGAGGACTATGTGGAGGTTGACCCGTCATGCATGCGCCCCGCCGAGGTTCCTCACTTACATGGGTGTGCCGATTTAGCACGCGAAAAACTAGGTTGGCGTCCCACCAAGACGTTTGACCAACTTGTTCGTGACATGGTGGAGGCCGACTACCTACTCGCTAGGCAGGAGAGAGAATATGAATCCTTACGTAGTTCTTCGTGACACACGAGAGAAAGAGGGCCAGGGCTGGTCCTTCCGCAAGTCGAGTCGTTGCGGTGGCACTGTTACTCGCAAACTTGATACTGGTGACTATACCCTAGAGGGTATGGAGGGTTACCTTGCTATCGAACGTAAGGGTAGCGTTTCTGAGTGGGCTAAGAACGTGACAGAGGCTCGTTTTGAACGCGAGCTTGAGCGTTTGGATGCAATCCAACACCCATGGATTTTGTTGGAATTCAACATGACCGACCTAATGAACTATCCTGTTGGGTCTGGTATTCCAAGAGCCAAGTGGCGCTACCTTAAGTTCCGTGGACCATTCATCTTGAAGAAGATGACTGAGATGCTGATGAACCATCGAGTTCGCATTGTCCTCTGTGGAAGCAATGGCAAAGAGGTAGCCTCCAACATTTTCAAGAGGACAGTTGAGCATGTCGCAGCTAATTCTACCGTCACCGAATAGTCGTCTGCGCGTTCCTCAACGCAAGCTGTCGGTCGCACAGATTGACGCCATGGTTGAGAACGAACACATGGGCTTGCCTCGTGACTTTGATGAAAGTCAAATTCACAACATGCTATTGGACTCTAGCTATCGTTCTAGGTTTGACAACCCAATGCTGGAGATGATGGACTTCATGTCCAGACCAGAGAACTTCTACTTTACTTGTAAGTGGTTGCTCAATATCCATTTGATGCCATTTCAAGTCACTATTTTGCAAGAGCTTTGGCACAGAAAATTTCCGATGCTTATTGCTACTCGTGGTGGTGGAAAAACATGGATTCTCTCGCTCTATGCCATGTTGAAAGCCATCTTCCACCAGGGTTGTAAGGTTGTTGTGGTTGGTGCGGCCTTCCGTCAGAGTAAGTTGTTGTTTGAATACATGGAACAATTTTGGCGGGGGGCTCCCATCCTCCGTAACATGGTCGGTGAGGGCAAGCACCAAGGCCCAAAGCGCGACGTAGACCGTTGCAACTTCTATATTGGTGAAAGCGAAATCGTCGCTATTCCATTGGGTGATGGCACCAAGATTCGTGGTTTGCGTGCCAACTACACCATCGCAGATGAGTTTGCGTCTATTCCATTGGAAATCTTTGAAGTTGTTATCAAGGGATTTTCCTCTGTAAGTGCTAGCCCAGAGAAGCGTTCTAGGGACATGGCATATATTAAGGTGTTGAAGTCTTTGGGTATGTATGATGAGGCTGGTGATGTAGATGTGGGTTTCGGCAACCAAACCGTCGTGTCTGGCACGGCCTACTACTCGTTCAATCACTTCTACGATTATTGGAAGCGATACAAGTCAATCATTGAATCCAGGGGGGACAAGCATCGTCTAGAAGAAATCTTCCGAGGCGAGGTTCCCGAAGGGTTTGACTGGAAGCAGTTTGGTGTCTTTCGTGTTCCATGGCAGAAGTTGCCATATGGTTTCATGGATGAGACGCAGATTCACCAAGCCAAGGCTACTGTCCACAACGCTATCTACCAGATGGAGTACGGAGCATGCTTTGCGCGCGATAGTGATGGGTTCTTCAAGCGTTCACTCATTGAGTCGTGTGTGTGCAATGAGCCAATCCAATTGGCGAGTGGTCCTGTCCAATTTTCTGCAATGATTCGTGGCAATCCCAATTGTGAGTATATCTACGGAATTGACCCTGCGTCCGAGCAGGACAACTTCGCAATCGTTGTTTTGGAGCAACACCCTGACCACCGTCGTATCGTGTATTCATGGTCTATCACACGCCAGGAATTGCGTGAGCGAATCAAAAAGGGTGGACAGACTTCTCACAAGTCTTTCTATACCTACTGCGCTCGTAAGATTCGTGAGCTAATGCGCGTCTTTCCAACTCGTCACATTGCGATTGATAGCCAGGGTGGTGGTATTGCCATCATGGAAGCGCTCCACGACCCCGACGAGATTCAATCCGACAGGGGTGAACGTCCATTGTGGCCCTGGATTAAGCAGGGAGACAATGATGTGTTTTGGTGGGAGAAGCCGGATAAACCAACAGACGGCGAGCCGGGGTTACATATCCTGCATATGGTGCAGTTTGCGCAAGCTGATTTCACTCGCGATGCTAACCACTTTATGCGAAAAGACTTTGAGAGTAAAATCACCCTGTTCCCCCAATTCGACCCCGCGACGATTAGTGAAGCTATCTCCTTAGACAAAATACATAAGCGAGATTATGATACACTAGAGGATGCAGTTGTCGAGATTGAAGAACTCAAGGATGAGCTTGCAACAATCATACATGACCAAACTACAGGTGGTCGAGACAGGTGGGATACTCCAGAAATCAAATTGCCTGGTAACAAGAAGGGTAGAATGCGCAAGGACCGCTACTCAGCCCTGTTGATGGCCAACATGATTGGTCACGTAATGGACAATGAACTACTGGGTGTTCAACACGAGTTCGTTGGTGGTTTTGTCGGCCAAAAGAAGGGTGTGCAGGCTGGAACTGGAAAAATGTACGTGGGTCCAGACCATATCGTGTCTAAGATGAATGCCGGAGCCTATGGCAAAGGCGTGCGCCGCTTTTGATTTTGGCGTATAATAGGAATGAGTTTGTATTACAGTCGCACTGTGGGAGTTTGAAATGGCGAAAACCCCGAAGAAAGTTCCATCATCCATCCCTACTGTCTCTCCTGCTAATTCTTCGCAGGGAGCATTCATTCATGTGAAACCGGGCGAGGATGTGCCGAGTAGTACGGGGCGAGCGTTGCAAGCCTACGATGGTATCTTTGCGGCTGTTGGCAATCGAACTCAGTATAGAGACTACGATACAAACACATCAGTACGCACGCAATTCACTCGTGGCGATTATGAATTCTTTCGACCTAATGAATCTGTGCCAGTTGATGCAGAAGAAATCATTGAGTCGTGTCGTGGCGCATATCGTCGCGTAGGTATCATTCGCAACGTTATGGACCTCATGTCTGACTTTGGCGCACAGGGCGCTCGACTGGTCCATCCCAATCCTCGCATTCAGAAGTTCTACCGGGGCTGGTGGAAGAAGGTGGCTGGTCCACGCATTTGCGAGAGATTCTTGAACTTGTTCTACCGTGAGGGTGTGTCGATTACGAAGCGCACCATGGGCAAGCTGCCCTCTCTGGGAGAACGTCAACTTCGTGCCATGGGTGCTGATGGTGTGTTAGAACCTGACATAGAATCCCAGAAGCCGCTCCGTACAAAGAAGCGCAACATCCCTCTGCGCTACAACTTCTTGAACCCTCTTTCCCTCAAGGTCTTGGGAGCAGAGTTGTCTCAGTTCGTGGGTGAGCAAGCCTACGCCATTAAGGTGAGCTACAAGCTGCGTCAGACTGTGAACAATCCAAAGAATGACGCTGAGCGTCGTTTGGTGGAGATGCTTCCCGATGACATTCGCACGGCTATCCAACGTGGCGATACGGAGATTCCGTTGGACCCTGACAAGGTTCAGTCGTTCTTCTACAAGAAAGATGACTGGCAGCAATGGGCAGACCCCATGACCTACGCCATCATGGATGACATTGTTCTACTGGAGAAGATGAAGCTGGCTGACCTAGCCGCTCTTGACGGCGCTATCTCTCAAGTGCGCCTGTGGAAGTTGGGTGACATTGAAGCCGGTATCTTCCCCACCGAGACGGCCATCGCGCGTCTGTCTGAGATTCTTCTATCCAACCCTGGTGGTGGTGCATTCGACATCATTTGGGGTCCAGAATTGTCTGTCGAAGAGTACAAAACCAACGTCCACCAATTCCTTGGTGAGGAAAAGTACAAGCCCGTTTGGAACTCTATTTATGCGGGTTTGGGCGTTCCTCCAACTCTGACCGGTGCCGCCAATGCTTCTGGCATGACGAACAACTTTATCTCTTTGAAGACCCTTATCCAACGTCTTGAGTACGGTCGTTCTGCTCTTACAACTTTTTGGGAGCAGGAGATTGAGCTAGTGCGTCAAGCCATGGGTTTCTCAAAGGGTGCCAAGCTGGTGTTTGACAACATGGCACTGACTGACGAAGCTGCGGAGAAGGCACTGTTGATTCAGTT